ATTAGTTATGATACTGCTAGTCAGCAGTGGACAGCTAGATATCAGCATGAAACTGTAGCATTAGCATTTTCAATTACAGAAGAAGCTGAAGAAGATGGTCAATATGGTTCAATAGCGTCACGTTATACAAAAGCACTTGCAAGATCTATGGCTTCTACAAAAGAAATCAAGGCTGCAAATATTTTGAATAATGCGACTTCTAATACTGATCCATATGGTGGTGGTGATGGTGTTGCACTTTTAAGTGCATCTCATCCGACAACTAATGGAAACCAAAGTAATACTTTGGCAACAGCAGCTGACTTATCTGAAACATCACTTGAGTCAATGTTAATTCAAATTGCAGATATGAAAGATGATCGTGGTTTGAGAGTTGCAGCTCAAGGTACAACTTTGATAATACCAACAGCTTATACCTTTACTGCTGAAAGATTATTAGAATCACAGTTAAGGACTGGAACTGCTGACAATGACATCAATGCGATTCGCAATGGTGGTTATTTACCTCAAGGATATCATATCATGAGAAGATTGACTGATTCAGATGCATTCTTCATTTTGACTGATGTTCCTGATGGATTAAAAATGTTCCAAAGAAGTCCTATGAAAAAAGGTATGGAAGGTGACTTTGAAACTGGAAATGTTCGTTATAAAGTAAGAGAAAGATATTCTTTCGGTTTTACTGATTGGCGAGGTATTTTTGGTACAGAAGGAGCTGCCTAATAAATAATTTAGGGGGAGAGCAATCTCCCCTTTTCTTTTAATCCTGACAGTTGTTTACAACTGACACTAGCCAAGACAGGAGATACACATGGCTAATACACATTTTTCAGGTCCTATTCTATTTTCAGGGAAGGGCAACTCTAAAGGTTGGTTTGAAAATTTACCAATTGATAGAAATCCAGATTACATGGTTTACATGGATGATTTTACTGGTGTTACATTAGATAATACAAATGACTGGACAGTAGTTAAAGATAGTGGTGCTTCAGCAGCTATTGCAGCTGATGTTGTTGGTGGTGCAGTAACTTTAAGTTCAACTGCTACAACTGATAACGATGGTGCTTCAATACAAGGCAATGAAATATTTGCAGTTGCATCTGGTAGAGATATTTGGTTTGAAACAAAAATAACACCTACAGATGCTGAAGGTAATGCACTGGATATTTGTATTGGATTAACAGTAAACTTTGCGACTAATCCAGAAGCAATGTTGACTGCTGCTGATAGAATTGTGTTCCAAGTCGATGATGGCGACAGTAATATTGATTGTGTTACAGAAAAAGATGGAACTGCAACTACAACTGATTCTGGCATTGATATTGAAAGTGGAACAGCAGTTACATTAGGTATTCATGTAAAAAGCACAGGTTCAGTAGAGTTTTTTGTAAATAGATCAAAAGTAGCTACACACACTGATAATATTCCAGATGATGAAAATCTTGCACTTGGTGCTATGGAATTATCAGGTTCTGCGACTGGAACTAAATCAATGAATATTGATTATATGTTCGCAGCTCAAGATAGATAATGGAGATTTAAATGGCTGAGAAAAAAAGAGCTAGAACCAAATCTGGCAAATTTATTTCAGACGATCCAAATACTCCTGATGTCAATGAAGCTTGGGTCACTACAAAGCCTAAGAAAACGACAACTACTAAAAAAGCACTCCCACCTAAAGGGAGTGCAGAATATAAAGCAATGCTTTTACGTGGTGAAATATCGGAGTGATAAATGGCAGATATCGTTACAGTAAATAAATTATCAGAAAATACAAATGAAGTTGTGTATGCTTTCCAATATCAGTATGTAGACACAGGTAATGAAAGTGCAGTTTCTAAAATAGATGTATCAGCTCTAGCAACAAATGCTGATGGGGAAACATGTACTGGAATAAGGATTGTAGAGTGTTGGTGGGTAATATCAGCTATGACAGTTGAAATATTAGCTGCAGCAGATACTAATGTAATTATTATGCATTTAACTGAAGGACAATCTGGTTATCAAGATTTTTCAAAGTTTGGTGGGTTACCTAATAGCAAGTCTTTTGGCACTAATGGAACTGGTGATATTAAATTCACAACAACTGGTGCAGGTGCAACTGGTGATGCATACCAAATAATAATTAGAGGTATTAAACAGTACTAATGGCAACTTCTGGATCAGTAGCATTTAGACCAAATATTGAAGAAATAATATCAGAGTCTTTTGAAAGATGTGGGATAGATAATCAGACTAGGACTGGTTATTTCGCAAAATCTGCACGTAGAAGCTTAAATTTATTGTTTTCTGAATGGTCTAACAGAGGAATTAATCATTGGGCAGTAAGTAATAATACGCTTTCTTTGTCTAGTGATACATCTAATTATACACTTCCAGTTGGAACTATAGATATAATTGATGCAGTTATACGAGAAGATAGCACCGATCAAATGATTAATAGGATTTCAATATCTGAATATAATCAAATACCTAATAAAACAGACACAGGAAAACCTAGTCAATACATGATTGATAAGCAATACACTCCACAAATATATTTCTGGCAAGTGCCAGATAAGACATATAGCATGGTTTATTGGGCAGTTAATCAATTAGATGACGTTACAGCATCCAATCAAGATGCTGATATACCTTATCGTTGGACAGATTGTATTTGTGCAGGTTTAGCTGCTAAATTATCATTAAAATATGCTACTGATAAATATCAACTCTTAAATGAAGCTTATGAAAGATCTTTTAATTTTGCGTCTGCATCAGATAATGATGGTGTTAATTTGAGGGTTCAGCCAACTGTGTTGAATTTGGGTTAATGGCAAAACGTGCAAAAGGTAAAAAATCATATGCAATAAGTGATATAAGTGGTTTTAAAGTACCTTATAGACAACTTAAAACAACTTGGGATAACTTGCGTGTTGAACCTGAAGAATTTGAAACAAAACATCCACAACTAACACCAGTAAAAAACATATTTGATGCTACAAGTTTATTAAATCCAAGACCTGACAATGATCCAGAAAATGTAGAAATTTATTTAGCTTACAACTATGATTGGACTGTTGATCCTAAAACAATAAGTAGATCAACTCCATCTTGTAAAGGTTCAATTGGTTTAAGAAGCACAGATCTAGAAACATCTTTTACTCTAACTGGTGTTGGTGGATTAGGTGAATCTGGAGCAGGAATTGGTGCTAGAATTTATGCTATAACTGTTGTAGACAGTGGTGGTAATAAATTTGCACTAGATGGTTCTACTAATCCAGTCCTTACATTAAGAAGAGGTGCAACATATACTTTTGATCAAAGTGATAGCACAAATGATGGGCATCCTTTAGCATTTAGAACATCTGCTGATGCATCTTATACTTCTGGAGTTACAGTAAATGGAACAGCAGGGCAATCAGGTGCAACAGTTGTATTTGCTATTCCTTCTGATGCACCTGATACATTAAAATATTATTGTACTGTTCATGGCAATGGCATGGGTAATACAATAAATGTAGTAGATACAATTACAACTGTTGAAATCGCGGCTGTTATTGGTGTTGGGTCATTAGGTGGTGCAGGTGAAGTTGGTATAGAAGGTTTAAGAGTGTTAGCATCCCCAACTAGTGCAGGTGGATCTGGAAATGTAGGCAATGAAACTCCAGAAATGTCAATAACTGAAACTGGATTAGGTGGAACTGGTGGTGTAGGAACTGAAGCTTTTGAGCTTTCAATAACTGAAACTGGATTAGGTGGAACTGGTGGTGTAGGAACAGCAATTATTGCAGGTACTGGTGGCGTAAGTGGGGTTGCAGGTACTGGTGGTGTAGGATCTGTAACATTGATTGCAGACTTACATTTAAGTGTAAGTGGTGTTGCAGGAACTGGTAGAGCAGGTAATCCTGGAGAAACAAATGATGAAAGTGTACAATTAAGTATAAATGAAACTGGACTTGGTGGCACTGGTGGGGTAGGATCTGAAACAGTTGAAACTTCAATAACTGAAACTGGTGTTGGTGGCACTGGTGGTACTGGTGATGAATCAGTAACAGTAAATCAAGAATGGGGTTCTGGAACTTGGGGTGATGGTACTTGGGGTAATTAATGAGCTATACAACTTTAAAAACTAAAATACAAAATTTTATTGAAAATGATGGTTCAGAGTTTGTTGCATCTATTGATGATATAATAGCTCAAGCTGAATCTATGGTATTTCAAAGATTGCCTAATTTACCTTGTTTTAGAAATACATTTACAGGAACATTAATTACAAATACTTCAGATTATACAATCGCAAATGCTAGAATGATAAGACAAGTTTGTATTACCGATTCTAACAATAAGGTTTATTTGAATCATAGAGTTGATTCTTATTTAAGAGATTATTGGCCAAACTCCTCAAGCACAGGAACACCAATAATGTATAGCACGAAATCTTCAGGTAACGATGGAACAATAATTACAATTGCTCCGACCCCATCTGATGATCTTGCTTACCAAGTTGATTTTATTGCTCCTGAAACTGGTTTAAGTTCAAGCAATACAACCACTTGGGTCGATTCTAATGCTCCTAATGTTTTATTGTCAGCAGCACTTTACGAAAGTTCTGCTTTCCTTAAAGCTCCAGAAACATTACAATTATATAAAACACAATTTGACGAAGCTGTGAATTTATTCGTACAAGAAATGCAACGTAATTTTGCAGCAGAATATAACGGAGGTATTTAAAAATGGCTATAACTCAAGCAATGTGTACATTGTTCAAAAAAGATGCGTTACTAGGTGATCATCATCTAGATTCAGATACAATTCATATCGCACTTTATACTAGTTCTGCATCATTAGATGCAGCCACAGATGGATATACTACATCTAATGAAGTTAGTGGATCTGGTTATTCAGCAGGTGGGGTTGCTTTATCAAGTAAAGCAGTTACAGAAAATAGTACAAGTGGTGTATTTGATGCAGCTGATCCAGAGTGGACTTCTGCTAGTTTTACTGCAAGAGGTGCTTTAATTTATAATAAAACTTTAGGAGATGCTTCATCAAATTCTAGAGGTGCAATTGCAGTTTTAAATTTCGGTGGAGATTTTACTGTTGCAGGTGGTACTTTTAAAATAGTTTTTCCTGCTGCGACTGCAAGTAATGCGATTGTTAGGATAGACTAATGGCAACATATGTAAATAATTTAAGATTAAAAGAAATTGCAACTGGAGCAGAATCTGGTACTTGGGGAACATCCACAAATACCAATCTTGAATTAGTTGGGCAAGCAGTTGGATATGGGACAGAAGCCATAACAACTAATGCTGATACTCATGCTAGTACAGTTGCAGATGGTTCAGCAGATGAAGCAAGGGCAATGTATATTAAATACACTGGCACATTAGATTCTGCTTGTACAATTACAATCGGTCCAAACACTTTAAAAAGAGTTCACATAATTGAAAATGCGACAAGTGGCAGCCAGAACATAATTATAAAACAAGGTTCAGGCAATGAGGTCACAATTGTTCCTAATGAAAAAAGAATAGTTTATTTAGATGGAGCAGGTTCAGGAGCTGCAGTTCAAGATGCAGGAATATCATCTTCAGCAGCAACTACTGGAAAAGCAATCGCAATGGCAATGGTATTTGGATAACAAGGAGATAAAAAATGGCAGCACCAAATATAGTAAATGTTGCAACAATTACAGCAAAATCAGATCATCTTTTGTTGACTGGAACAAGTGCAACTAAATTATTAGAAAATACAGCATCGTCTGGTAAAGTTTTAAAAGTAAATTCATTAGTAGTGGCGAATGTAGATGGTACAAATGCAGCTACAATAACTGTAGGGATCTATCCACAAGATGATATTGCAGGCACTCCAGTATTGTTAGCTTCTACGATTTCAGTACCTGCTGATGCTTCATTAGTGGTAATAGATAAAAATATGGGTTTATATTTAGAAGAAGATACTTCTATTGGAGTTACAGCAAGTGCAGCAAATGATTTAGCTTGTACAATTACATATGAGGAATTGAGCTAAAGGATTTTAAATGGGTTCGAATAATAAAGGTGGTCTTTTAGGAGCTTCTGATCAATTAAGAATACCAGATGCACCTACAATAAGTGCCACAGCAGGTAACACACAAATAGAAGTTGCTTTCACTAATCCATCAGATGTTGGTGGTAGTGCTATTAGTTCTTATACAGCTATTGCTCAAGAAGGTGGAAATGTTACCACAGCTTCAGGTTCAACAACTCCTGTAACCATCACTGGATTAAGTAATGGAACGAGCTATTCTGTAACAGGCACAGCAAATAATGATTTTGGTGCAAGTGTTCAATCCTCTGCTTCTTCAGTAGCTCCAGCTGCTCCCTTTGGTGGTGGAACAGCAGGTTTATTTTATGGTGGTGAAGGTCAAATAGTTCATGGTATTACTATAGCATCAACAGGAAATGCTGAAGATTTTGGTGATCCTCATTCAAATAATGTATATTATTGTGGTTCTTGTGCTTCATCTACTAGGGCAGTTTTTATTGGTGGTGCAAATGGGTCAGTTTGGAATATTATAGAATACTACACATTTGCCACAAAAGGCAATGGCACAGATTTTGGTGATATGTCTGTTTCAGCCTACGGTCTTAATAATGGAGTAGTATCAAGTAGCACAAGAGGTGTTTATCAATTTGGTAGACATTATAGTGGGGGTTATTCTTATGTAAATGTAATTGAATATATTACGATAGCTAGTCCTGGAAATGCCACAGATTTTGGTGATATGGGTACACTTAAATATTGGGGTGCAGGTTGTAGTAGTCCAACAAGGGGAATTTTTGCAGGTGGCACAAACAATGGAAGTTTAGGTAATGCTACTACTAATATTAGTTATATTACTATAGCATCAGCAGGTAATTCTACTAATTTTGGAAGTTTAAATGTTTTAGCAGGTGTGATTAATGGTACAGCAGCAGGTAGTAACACAAGAGGAATTTTCTTTGGTGGAAGAAATTCTAGTGATACTAATGGCATTAATGAGATGAGTTATATTACTATAGCATCAACAGGTAATTCTTCAGATTTTGGTGATTTGACATCTACTTCTCGTTTTAATGCAGCTACATCAAGTTCTACAAGAGCTGTTTGTGCATTAGGAAGTGCAGGAGGTACTAATGTTAATACCTTAGATTATGTTACTATCGCATCAACAGGAAATTCTACTGATTTTGGTGATTTAACAAGTCATTTTAATGGTGGAGCTGCAGCTTCTCAAGTTCATGGAGGATTATCTTAATGCCTAATTTTTCTGGAGTTTGGGATTTAAGAGAACAAGGTGTAGCTGTTAAAGGTGGTAGATGGTCTAGCCCATCAGAAATATTTCAGCAAATTGGTTTGTTCTTTGGTGGTTCAGCAGGTGCAGGTGGACAGAATTATATTGATCAAAGAAACTTAGCAAGCACAGGAAATGCCAGTGATTTTGGGGATATGTCAACAGGTAAATACAATACTTCATCTTTAGGTAATACTACTAGAGGTGTAATAGGAGGGGGCACTCTTGCAGGTCCTATAAATGTAATTGAGTACGTTACTTTTGCTTCAGCAAGTAACACTACTGACTTTGGAGATTTATCAGAAAGTAAACAAACTGCTGCTCCAGGATCTAATCATACAAGAGGTATATTTTCAGGTGGTGAAACTTCAACTGCTATAAATGTAATTGAATATATTACTATAGCGTCTACTGGCAACACTACTGACTTTGGAGATTTATTAGCAGCTACTAGTTATATTACAGGTGGTATATCTTCACCTACTAGGTCAGTTGCATTAGGTGGATTTAATGGTTCTGCTTTTATAGATGTTATTCAATATGTAACTATAGCGTCTACTGGCAACGCAACAGACTTTGGTGATTTAAGTGGTGATTTTTATAATGGTTCTGCATTGTCTAGTTCTACAAGAGGAATTACAGGTGTAGCTTATATGGGTGGTGCTGTAAATACTATGGAATACATTACTATCGCATCCACTGGTAATTCGACAGACTTTGGTGATTTAACAGAAGCTAGACAAGGTGGAGCAGGAGCTGCAGGTACTGTTTATGGTATTTTTGCAGGTGGTACTGCTAGTACTTTTTCAAATGTGATGGATTATGTTACTATAGCTTCAACTGGAAATGCTAGTGATTTTGGAGATTTAGTTAATACAAGAGGATATTTGATGAATGGTGGTTGTTCATCATCTCATGGAGGATTAGCTTAATGGCAAGATATTTAGGTGGATTAATAACAGCAGATGAATCACAAGTTCTTCCTTCTGATAATTATGAAAATACTTCTGCTCCTGGAGTATGGACATTAGCTGAAGCTGAACTGTTAAATAAATCAAATCGTTGGCCTACAGCAGGTAATTCACAAAGAGGAATTTTTGGTGGAGGATATACTACAGGCTTTGGAACTAACACAATGACCTATATTACTATAACATCAACAGGAAATGCTAGTGATTTTGGAGATTTAACTGTTAGTACGTATGGCCCTGCAGCTTTTTCTTCAAGCACTAGAGGAATATTTGGAGCAGGAGCAAATTCAGATCTTAACGCATTAAATATAATAGAGTTTGTAACTATTGCTAATACTGGTAATGGTACAGATTTTGGTGATTTATCTGTATCAAGATGGCAAACAACTGGAACATCTAATAGTACAAGGGGGTTATTTGCAGGAGGTAATTCTATTGATTTTACAATAGATTACGTAACTATTGCTTCCACTGGTAATGCTACCGACTTTGGTGATTTAACTGTAAGAGTTGGCAAAGCTGCATCTACTGCATCAAGCACAAGAGCAATAATTATGGGTGGTCAAAGATTAGGAACTAATAGGTCTGTTACTACAGATTATGTTACCATAGCTTCAGCAGGGAATGCCACAGATTTTGGAGACTTAACTGCAGCAACTAAAACTCAGGCTCAAGGAAATATATCATCTGGAACAAGGGGTATATCAGCAGGTGGTGATCTTTCTTCAGGTGCAGGAAATATAATTGAATATTTTACTATTGCTTCAACTGGCAATGCAACTGACTTTGGTGACTTAGACCAAGTTAGGTCAAATTCGGCAGGTTGCTCTAATACATCAAGAGGTATTATAGCAGGAGGTTATTCTGACTCAGGTGTATCTTTAACTAATGGAATACAATACATTACTATAGCATCTACTGGTAATTCTACAAATTTTGGTGATCTTCCTAGTGAGGGAGGGAGCAGTGCACTCTACGCTGTAGCAGGGTGTTCAAATGCTCATGGAGGACTAAGTTAATTTAAAGGAGATAATATGGCATATAAGGTAGTAAAATATAGATTAACAGCAGAAGGTACAATACCAACCTTTTTAAAGTTTGGTGTACCTCAAGGAACAGGTGGTTTGCATCCTGTTAAAGACAGTAGTACAGCAAGTCCAAGAGATCATGTATTTATTGGGATTGCAGATGATGGAGCAGATATATCTAGTTCTGAAGGTGAGATTACAAGTAAAGACGCTCTAATTGCATATCTTACAGATGTGGGTAGTGATTGGAAACAATTAGCATCTGATGGAATATCATATGAAGATTTTGTACCTTCAACTGCAGCTACAATTATTTGGAACGATTTAACAACATTAAATGGTGGATAATTTGAAAACCGAACTTGTTATAAAAAACATACAAACAGCTTTATCTGAAGTAAAGCCAGAGTATAAAACTATGTTGAAAAACATAGATAAAAACATGCCTATGATACAACAGGCATCTAGTAATTTCTATAAATCACATTCTCAATTTATGGGTGTAACGCTAGATGTTACTGCTATAACACCTATACGTTCAATTAAACATACTTTGGCTGAAGTAGATAAAACTAAAAGTGCTTTGCAAGAAGCACAAATAAATATGCAGAAAAAAGCTGTCGAATTAAAAATGAAACAGCGTGAATTATTAGAATGTCAAGATAATTTAGATCGTGAGATGTTGGAAGTAGAAATACTAGAAATACAAACACATTCTGTAAATGCACAAAACTCTGTACAAGGTGCTATACGAAAACTAAACTTTTTTATTAATCAATATAATTCTTTGTTAAAACATTTAGGTGTCGATGAAATAACAGAAGAAATGTATGAAAGAGAAGAAAACAGATATCATATAATGACAGTT